GAATGAAATTAAGCGAGCAAACCAATAAAACAAAAATAAATATGAACAAGTTACCCGATGGCGAGCACCTAATCGAGGGTAAAATCTACGTTGTAAAAGACGGAGAGGTTATCGAGATTAAGGAAGTCGAAAAAGTAGAAGCCTCTGAGGAGGTAGCTCTTGAGGATACTGTTGTAGAAGAGGAGACCACAGTTGAAACAACTGAGGAGGAAACTATGGCAGTAGATCCTGAGCTGGATGCTGAGGCAGTTTTAGCAATTGTGAAACCAGCTATTGAAGAGCAGGTTAATGCACTAGTTGCTATGATTGCTGATTTACAAAACCAATTAGACCAAGCCTTAACTGCTGAAGTTGAGGAGGAAGTGGAGATGGCTGAGGCTGTAGCGTTAAGCGTACAGCAAAGATTTAGTAACGTAAATAAATTTATAAACAAATAACAAAATGAGAAAGTTAAAATTCGATTTGAACATCGACCCAACTGCTTTATTAGCAGCTAACCCTGAGGCATTCTACTCTAAGGCATATTTGTCTGAGGATACTGCCGATAACTACCGTGCCCTTCCAGGTGTAAAGTACAAAACTAAATTAGCCTCTGTTACTTTTGGTAACATCCTTCAGGCTTCTAGCTGTGCGTTCACAGCTCCAACTGATGACCTAGATGCCAAAGAAATTGACGTATGCGCTCTTTCTGCAATGGCTCAAATCTGCCAGTTTGACCTTGAGCAATCTTTCCTTTCTTTGCAAATGAGCAAAGGATCAAATGGAGATTTCTCTGTGGCTTCATTCATGAGCTTCTACTGGTCAGAAATGGCTAACAAAATCAATGGAGACCTTGAGTCAATCCGTTGGCAAGGTGATACAGCTTCTTTGAACCCTACACTAGCATTGTGTGATGGTTACGAAAAATTGTTAGGAGCTCCTGGTTCAGGTGTTATCAATGGAGGAACTGGTGCAATCGCTAACTTTACAGCTCTTGAGGCTGCATTATCTGCTGCATTTGCTTTGTTACCTGCTACTATTGCAACTAGAACTGCTGATCTACGTTTATATATGCCTACTCAATTGGTTAACATCTACCGATTAGGAGTGGCATCTGGTAACACTCAAGCGTATATTACTCAGGATCTAGCGTTGACATTCTTAGGTGTTAAGATTGTTGTTTGCCCAGGGATGTCTAACAATACATTTGTATGGACTCTTAAGGATAACTTAATCTATGCTTTCGATGCAGAAGGTGATAGCTCTGATTTGCGTGCTGTTAACTTGGCTGATACTGTAGCTGAGCCTTACATCCGAACTCGTGCTAATATGAAGGTTGGTTTCAACTTCGTTAACCCAGGAGAGATCGTATTCTATTCATAATTAATAACCGAGCCCTCAGCAATGGGGGCTCTTTAATACTTTAAATCATGCCTTGTTTAGTTCTTGAAGACATAGTAAAATCATGCGACAATAACTCTGGTGGGATATATGGTATCTGGATTAACCAACAGGATGAGATCGCATCGATCACTCCTGTAGATCCTTCAGCGGGAGCTGGATGGTCAATCACAGGTATCACATTAGCTGGCGTTAACTTGTTTCAAAACTTCTACATTAGACGAAATACCTCCAACTTTACAGAGGAGAGTAATATCGATCTAGTGAATGGTAGCTCATTTGTTACCTCTACAATTAACCTAATGTTCCACCGTCGAGATGCTGCAAAATCTCGTGCCATTAAAATCTTAGGTGGTGGACAGCAGTACCTTACTGCCATCATTTTGGATGCCAATGGTATTTATTGGTACTTCCCTTACCTTCAGGTAAGTGCAACAGGTGAAGGCTCTGGAGTATCGCGTGCAGATGGTAGTAAATATTCCGTTACTCTAGTTGCGGAAAATGAGTACCTCGCATACGAGGTTAACATGACCCCTGTACAATTGCAGGCAATAGGAGTACAATAATCAGCTCCACATATATCTAAAGGCCCTCAGAAATGGGGGCTTTTTTTTAACATCTTATTAGGCATTCAATAATATAGGTATGATCTATCTAGAGCAAGGGGTGGTTAATCAAATCGTGTTGACCTTATCAGAGGTAACTACGGTGGCAAATCCACATTATTTGTTTGTTTTTACAAACGAAATGAACACAACTAGCATCCCTCAATTATTTACGGCACCTGATACAAGTGCCTACCCAGAAAGATACAATTTATTTAGCCTCAATGAGCCTACAGATATCTCATTGATACAAGGCCAATTTACTTATCAGGTATACGAGAGTAATTTACCCTTTGTTTTACCCTTATCGATTGCACAAACTACAGGGGTAGTATTGAGGAGGGCAGAATGGTAGTAAGTGGACCAGCAGGCAACTCAATATACGATTAATATGGCATGGTATAACGATATTTTCAAGAGCAAATCAAAAGGCCCCGAGGTAGTGGAAGGGTATCAATCATTTTCTACTCCATTCCTTCCCGTAGGCCGTGGTAACTTAACCCTACCCTATGTAAATGGTAGGTATGATACTAATAAGGAAGTGAGATTTGGTACGGATGGGCTTTATCCAGAGCTACTTAATCAGATGTATTATAGCTCACCATTACATGGGGCCATAGTGGACTACAAAACAAATGCAGTAATTGGTGGAGGCTTTGCATTGAGCACGGATAAAATGACAGCTCAAGAAAAACTAGAGCTCTATACCTTTGAGAAAAAAATCAATCTTAAACACATTGTAAAGGCTACCACAAAACAGCTCATTTTACACAATCGGGTTTACTTCAAGCTGTGCTTTGATAAGAAACGTAAATTAACTAAGATTGAAAATGTAAGCCCTGAAAAAGTAAGGGTATCTAGGGATAGAAAAATGTACTATCTATGTGATGACTGGAGCACTAGGATAGATATTAGAGAGATTAAACCCTACCACATCACCTGTACCGATGAATATCAGCTCTATTGCTATGAGATAAAATCGATGGGTCAGGATTACTATCCGCTCCCTACCTATACAAGTGCCCTTAATTTTGCGTTTCTGAGTGGTGATCTTTCCTATTTCGCAAAAAGTAACATTCAAAATAGTGTGTTCCCATCCTTTGCCATGATGTTCCCCAAACGACCACAGTCAGAGGAGGAGAAACATATGATTAAGGAAACTATTGATAGGCTAAAAGGTGCGGCTAATGCAGGTAAAGCTGTGGCATTCTTTGCCAATAGCCAGGATCAGTTACCTAAGATTGAGGCCCTGCCAAATAACAATAATGACAAGCTATTTCTTGAGGCATCACAATTGAATACTGAGCAAATCTGTTTTGCACATACCATTGACCCGATATTGATGGGTATCAGAACGGCAGGAGCTCTGGGTAATGGCTCGGATATTAAGCAGGCTTATATTATATTTGAAAAAAACGTGGTAATGGAGCTCCGTAACCAGATTACAACAATCTTTAACGAGCTGATAACTATTGCTAGGATACCTGCTGAATTTACTATTAATAACTTCCAGATAATCAATGAAACCATTGTTGAGCTGGAGGAGGATACAAGCAAAACAAATGATGCACTCAATAGCCTAAGTCCATTGGTAGCTACAAAGGTCCTTGAGACCATGACCATTAACGAGATACGAGCTCTGGCATCCTTACCGCCAATAGAGGGAGGAGATGTAACACAAGGTGCAGCAGCATCACAACCCATTGTATAATGTTATATTTTATAACCGAGAATTACCTTAAAACAAATACCCCGATAACTGCAAATGTGGATGTAACAGATGTAACTCCATACATTGCAACTCAATCGGCATTGAGGATACAACCTATCCTGGGTACTGTATTTTATAACCATCTACTAGCGGCATACAACGCACAAACATTGACCAATGATGAAATTGATTTGGTAGAATTTATACAGCCAGTCATTGCATGGAGATCAGCAGAGGATGCTGTCTTTGGATTAACATACCAGCTTAAGAACAAAGGCCTACAAACTCAAAACGGAGATTATTCTGCAAGCGTATCCAGGTCAGAGGTAGCCTTCGGCATGGAGCACTATGCACAGAAGGCTAGTTTTTTTGAGCAAAGGCTAATCAGATGGCTCCTAGCTAACAAGGCTTTGTTCCCGATATTTACATCTGCTGCCAATACTGATACAGACCTTAGGCCAATGTTCAATCATTGCTCATGCATCAACGAATGGACCACAACCTGCACAGGGCTATGTGGTAACTTCCGTGAGAATGGATATAACAACAGCATCTTAATTCTGTGAGGGCACAGCTCAGCATATTACTCACATCAATCCAGGCAAAGTGGCCTGCATTAATAGCAACAATCATGGCGTTTTTCATGCCTATCTATGGGCTTTTATTTCTCATCGGCTTTGCCATTGTCCTGGATACCATTACAGGAATTTGGAAGGCTAAAAAAACAAAGGTACCCATCACTAGCAGGGCAGTTAGGGCTATTGTGCCTAAGTTTTTGCTCTATGAAATTACCGTTATTTTATTTTATTTGATAGATTATTTTATCTTGAATGATATTGTCATTAAATTTTTTACTGTACCTTTAATGCTAACCAAAGTAATGGCATTAATCCTAGCATCCATTGAGGTTATTAGTATCAATGAAAATTATAAGGCCGTGCAAGGCATTGACCTCTGGCAAAGTGCTAAGAGGCTAATGAGTAGAGCTAAAGAAATAAAACAAAATACAGACGAAATATGTACACCAGAGAACAAATCGAACGAGCTGTAAAGCAAAAAGGTTTTAAATGGTTTGAGGATTCCGCAAATAAGGGCTATGATGTTAACATCGTAGGCATCCGCAACAATGCCCCATCAATTGCTGATAAGGTTACCAATGTTTTTGATGATCATATCACCATAACCTATAAAGATAGCCTAGGTAACTGGAATTTCTTTTGTTGGAATGCCACAACAGATCCAGGCAAAAAGGGAGTACAGCAGTTTCATAATGCAAAAGGGGTAGCTAGATTGGTCCCAGGTCAATACAGAGCAACGTGGAAAATAGATAAACATCAGGGCAAATATGATGCACTATGCCAGAGGCTCGGAGAGGTTACTGTTTGGAGGGATGGCAACAAAGATTTAAAATTTGATGAGGTAAGAAAAGATACCGGTATCTTTGGCATAAACATCCACAAAGCAGGAACAGATAGCACATGGGTAGAGAACTGGAGCGAAGGGTGCCAGGTGTTCAAGAGAGTAAAAGATTTCGAAACGTTTATGTTTATATGCAAGAAGGCCGCTAAGATTCACGGCAATTGCTTCAGTTATACTTTACTCGAGATATGAGATACCTAATACCTTTAATATTATTGATATCCTGCTCAGCTCCTAAACGGGCCCAGTATCATTACAAGAGAGCCCTAGCTAATGGCCTTAAAATTGAGCAAACTAGTGATACTATTCAAGTGCTAAAGGTGGACAGCTTCCCTGTTATTGTTAATGATACCATCGTATGGGAGAAAATTATCGCATATCGCGATACGGTAATAAATTTCAAAACTGTTGATATACCTAAAACAAAATGGCAGACCCGTATCGAGTATCGTGAACGGGTAAAGACCTTGAAAATCAAAGGAGATACAGAAGTAAAGGTAATAAGAGAGCAGGCAAAAGCAGCAGCAGTTAAAGAGGTAAAGTACCGCACCAGATGGTGGCCATTTGTTGTCGGTTTAATTATAGGTTTAATAATACCGTACCTATTGCAGGGAGGCCTACTAGATAGGTTTGCCCTTTGGAGAAAATTATGACAAGAAAACGGCTTTTTTACGACATTGAGACATCATTCAATGTTGGAGTGTTTTGGCGTACTGGCTACAACATCAATATAAATCCTCAGGATATTATCCATGAGAGGGCCATCATTTGTATATGTTATAAATGGGAAGGTGAGGAGGATATCCATAGCTTAACCTGGTCAAAGAACCAGAGCGATAAGGCCATGCTGAAGGAATTTACCAAACTATTGGCTCAAGCTGATGAGATAGTAGCACATAATGGGGATAGATTCGACCTTAAATGGATACGCACAAGAGCGTTAATACATGGCATTGATGTTATGCCTCATCCGAAAACAATTGATACCCTTAAATTGGCTAAAAAGTACTTTAATTTCAATAGCAATAAGCTAGATTATATTGCTAAGTTTCTACAGGTAGGGGCAAAGATGGAAACGGGAGGCTTAGATCTATGGAAAGATATAGTATTTCGTAAAGATCAGCAGGCCCTGGATAAGATGGTGGCCTATTGCAAGATGGATGTGGAGGTATTAGAGAAGGTATATAATAAGATACAAGGATATACATTACCTCAGCACAATTATGCAGTACAGCATGGAGGTGATAGGTATGAATGTGTAGAATGTGGAGGAACTAACTACCAATATAATAAG